CGGCTCGATGTTCTAGTCAACCCATGGGAGCTGTAGCCTCGGTTGCAGCTCCCACCCATCAACAGGAGGTAGCAATGCCAACGCAACAGTCACCGTCCAAGCACGCAGCCGGTTGCCAGTTCGTCCGCGACAAGATCTGCGCGGGAGAGTGGAAGCCGGGGCATCAGTTGCCGTCGCAGGCAGCATGGGCGGCCGGTACTCCCGGCATGAAGATCCTGTACGGAACCTTGAGGGGGATCTACCTGACCCTCAAGACCGAAGGCTGGATCAAAGGCGTGCAGGGTGAGGGTGTGTACGTCGCCGACGAACCGCCGATCCCCGCAGCCGCCAAGAAGGCGAAGGCCCCCCGCAGAGGCTCGATAGTGGGTTAACCAAAGACCCCAGTTAGAACCGAAAGATCTTGCAAGAGACCCCTTGAAGGTTCCTAGCGGGCGGCTGTATAATTGAATCATACAGCAGAGCAATAGCTCACAAACAGGAGGAAGCAATGTCAAACCCGTTCGATGGCGGCGACACCACCGAGTCCGAGACCGCCGTTGCGACGCTCGATCCTCAGGCTGAGGCCGAGACCGCTGACGAGGCGGACGCCGACCTGGATGTCGACGTGGACACGGCCGCCGAGACGAACGACGAGGTCGAGACCATCGCCACCCCGCCGGTCATCAAGGGTGCAACGGTCAAGAAGGTCGGAGAGAAGGCCACCACGTCCACTCGCCGGCCCGTCGCCGAAGGCTACGTCGCACCTGTCGAGGCTGCGAAGGCACTCTCCCGGCACCTCACCACGAAGGCCCGCGAGGCGGGTCAGATCGGCGAGGACCAGGAGGTCGAGGTCAAGCCGCAGGTGATGTACTCGTACATCAAGAACAATGGTCCCGAGAGCAAGAACCCTCTCCCGCGGTACACCGACGCGGCTCTCACCGGCGGACGCGAGTGCGTCGTGAAGGTCGAAGAGGTCATCGAGTGGTGGGAGGCGAAGGACACCCGCGTTGCCGAGCGCAAGGCCAACGCCAAGGCCAAGGCTGACAAGAAGGCCGAGAACGCCAAGAAGGAGACAGCCGCGGTCGTCGAGGCCGAGGACAAGGAGCCTGCGGCTCCCGTCGTCGAGGCCGAGTAGGTCGGAGTGGGGAAGCTGACACGAGTTGTGACTGACTCGGGAGTCGGCGTGGCGGTGTTGGAGTGGTTCGCCGTCAACAACTAATCTCCTGGTGTGTAACCTCTACCACCGCAGACCGTCTACCTCCCCAGGTCAGCGCGTGCGGGGCAATGTTACACACCAGGTCATAGCGGGTTAGAGGAGCTCGGTTGTCCTCGTCAGCCTCATAAGCTGAAGATCACTGGTTCGAATCCAGTACCCGCTACGGAAAGGAGGTGGCATCTCGATCTCCTAGAGGGCTTCGGCCCTCACCCGGGAATGATGGGCGGTTGTCAACTACCCGAGGTAACGCGTGGAGGGGTTTCTAGGGCCCCTGTGATAACGTCTCGCGGAGGTAGTGAGGTGGGTTCGAGTCCCACCATTCCCACGGTCAACCTGGTAAGACGGTCGAAGCTCATGCTGCAGCATGAGGGTGTACCTTAGTCCTCCGCCGAGGCGAAGATAAGGACTCTGGAGAAGCTAGGCAACGACACCTCTTCGACTTGAGGTGCTGTCTGACGAGATAGTGCTGGCGAGGGATTGCGGAGCACCAGGACCGTATAAGAACTGTGGCCAGCCCAACGCCGGAGCAGGGGACTGACGCTTGAGCCCCCGTCCAAAAAGTACCAGGAGAGCGTTCACTGGGAGCCGGCACTAACTGAATAGGGGATGTAACTCAATGGCAGAGTACCAGTCTTCCAAACTGGGTACGCAGGTTCGATTCCTGTCATCCTCACTCGCGTACGGTCTTCGGTCATGTACGACACTTTCATTCGATGAGAGCTGTTGGAAGCATGGGTCTGCTGGAGACCGTACGCACTAAGTCAGACGTAGCACTGCCAAGGTAGTACCAGGGGAGCCTGGTGGAGGCTACCACCCCCGCTCAGGGGGCAGCGGCTTACTCACCGCTAGTGGTGCTGCGTCCCACAAGTAGACAGGGGGAAGATCGAGATGCCCGAGGCGACGTTCGCGAACTACCACAACGGCGAGGCAATGCACTACATCGGTAGTACCAACGACCCTTGCCACCCGGCCATCGTTGCTGGGAACTGGGTGCAGGATGAGACGACAGGTGTGATCCTTCGTGCCGACGTCATTCAGCAGGACGCTGTCAGCCTCGGAGCTGTCGTGCCGCTACGCCACAACGGCGTGAGCTTTGACACCGACGCCGACACTGGCAACACGTTCCACTACCCCGGCTGTAACCGAGGGATGTAGTCGTGCCAACACTCAACACTCGGATAGACTTCACCATCGGTGCGACGCTACTCAACGACCTCGACTTGTCGGCGTCGGCCAAGGTAGCTCTCTCGCTGGCCAAGGCACTCGTGCTGACGAGTGGTACAGGTGCTGGTCAGGCTGATCAGCTTTGGTTCGACAAGCGGACCATCCTTGCTGCAGCCAACGACGACCTAGACCTGGCGGGTGGAATCACCAACGGCTTGAACCAGACGGTGACGTTCGCCAAGCTGAAGCTGATCTTCATCTTCTCGGTCGCAGCGAACCTCAACAACCTGACGATCGGTGGAGGTAGTAATCCACTAGTGAACTGGGTTGCGGCGGCAGGAGACGCCAACGTAGTTACGCCAGGCGGCGTCTTGTGGCTCTTCTCCCCAGGCAGCGGCTATGTTGTCACACCTGGCACAGCTGACATCCTTCGAGTAGCTAACCCCGCTGGCTCGGCATCTGACTACGAGATCGTTCTGGCTGGCACAACCGTATAACAATTGAACATGGTGGGGATGAACCCTTGAGGTTGCGCTCTTCGGAGTCTTGCTGGGGCCACGGCACGCTCAGGGTACGTACGGCCGGCGGAGGTTCGAGTCCTCCCATCCCCACGGTGGCGCCGGGTCAAACCTCCTTGGATGCCCGGTAACGCAGGCGCACCGTTCTGGATCCGATGGATATACATCGGGGCGCCATCACAGTAACACCCAGGGTGAACGCGATCACTTGATCCGAACTAGCCTGGAAGAGATGAAGGCCCTTCATCATATGACCTGCTATGCGGCTATAAGATCGTCGAGGCCGGGCAAGCATAGCAGCGATATGGTGGAGGGCCTTTGTCTTCATGGGCCTGTAGCTTAATTGGAAGAGCACCCCAGACGTGGGGATGTAAGACCTTTGAGTCATACGTGGATCTGGGTTCGAATCCCAGCAGGCCTACAAAAAGATCTACAACGGGACCCCTGGAAGTCAAACGGGGGTTTCCTATATAATAGATTAATACACGCACAACAACGGAGGCGGTATGCATGCACGCATGCAAGCTAAGCGATATCCTCTCTGACGAGGAGATAGGCTTCCTCCACGACGCCATGGAATCTGCAATGGGCGAAGCGGAGGAAGTGCTTGAACGGCACAAGAGCGAAGAGCCGCCGCTGTTCGACGTACAGACAACGGGCGAGGCTGCTGAAGACTATGTCAACCTAGTTGCAAGTCAGAAGCGACGTCTCGAAGCCCTTCAAAGGATCTACAACCTCTGCGAAGGGGGGTGAAAATGACCGACCAGAAGGTAGACGACGATCGCCCCACCTCCGTAGTGTTTGACCACTGCGTCAAGGTGTACGCCGAGATGGCTGCACAGTCCCTCGAGGAAGTGATCAGTGCATCTGAGCACCCCGACGACCCTGCGAACCATATGTTGGTGTACGAGGGACAACTCACGAAGTTGTTCGGAGCGCTAGCACTCAGTACTCCCTACTACACTTCGGTGATGAACCACCTGAAGTCCATGGGCTGCGTGGAACAGCTGCGACGGGGTGGAGGCAACTCTCCCAGCCGCTGGCGACTCCTTCGCGAGCCGGACGAGGATTCCTTCCGAAGCATCGAAGGGATGAAGCGCTCGCGCACGGGCAAGACTGCAGCACTGGAACAGCAAGTGCGTGACTTGAACAAGCGGCTGCATGCAGCTGAGACGGAGCTGAGCAACCTGAAGGCAATGGTCAACAGGTTGGCGGAACTAAACAATGGTATATCGGTACAGGCTGCTCGTGGTGAGATGGCATACAAGGAGCTACGCACACACTCACATGCCGTGCACACAATGCCTGGAGAAGCACCAGTAGTTCTGGAGGCGACAAAGTGACAGACAGTAGTCAAACGACCCTCGAAGAGGCCAGCCGTTGCCCCAAGTGTGGACAGGCTGGGAACCAGACGAGCACGAAGCCTCTCACCTCCGGCTCCGGCAAGCTGCTGATGTTCAAGTGTGAGAACAGTCGTTGCAGGTGGTTCAACACTGAGTGGCCGGTGCAGGTGAGTGCCAACGGAACTATCCCGTTGACGCTCCAGCGGCCCAAGCAGTTCCAGCCGCTCATCGATGACGGCGGCAGGACGCTTGCCAACATCGAGAGGCAGTTGGAACTGGAGACCCAGAAGGGCTCCGAGATTAACAGAAGACGCTGAGGAAGAGAGAACGCAATGAGACCGTGATAGACTAGAGATAGACCAAGGTTTCCGCGCTCTCATATACCCTAAGTAAGGGCAAGATCCCTTGGTGTCTATCTTAGTCTAACAGGGAGGTTCAGTGAGCGACAACAACGAGAGCGAAGGCGAGGCCCGTGAGGGTCATTCGTATGAGGGTGTAGAGGCGGCAGCGATCCAGAAGGAAGTGACAGACCTCCAGAACCTCTGGAACGCTTACGTCGAACTGACATCCGATGGTCGCGTTGCGGCAGGCCTTCATCCGCCGCCCGCCTTCATGGCCATGTACAGTGCACTGTTGGACATCAACAAGCCACTTGAAGCCATCATGGATATCGTCGAGCACACCCAGGAGAACTACGACGCGCTCAGCAGCACGCTGACTCGTGTGGTGGCCTTCGGCGACGCCATGTTTCGCTTTGGTCAGTGGTGTGTGTCGCAGGGCTTGCTCCACGCCAACGCCATCCAGTGTCAGTGTGGAGCCGTCGACGACGACGAACTCAGCGAGGTGGCCAACAGTGACGTGAAGGTCGACCTATCCGACGACGCCCTCAGGGCTTGGTTGGAAGGCGGCAAGGGTGCATAAGCTGTACGACTTCCAAGAGAGTCTGGTTGCCAAGCACGTCGAAGTCCCCTTCACACTGGTGGGCGATGACATGGGCCTTGGCAAGACGATCGAAGCTATCGAGATCGACCGTCGCAAGAGAGAACGTTTCGCAGCCAACTTCATTGCCACGTACAAGGGAAAGCCACTCACGTTGGTAGTGACGCCGCTAACAGTCACCGGATCGTGGCTGCGTCACTACCGTGAGTGGGCACCTCACCTGAAGGTCATGGTCATCGATCCCAAGAACCGTCCAGCCTTCCTGAACGCCGTGCAACAAGGCTTGGCAGATGTGTTCGTCTGCCACTGGGAAGGCCTTCGGATGATCGAGGAGCTCCGAAGCTTCAGGTGGTTCCACGTCATAGCAGACGAAGTGCACCGAGCAAAGAACCGTAAGTCACAACAGACGGTAGCGCTCAAGCTTCTGCATACAGACCACAAGCTAGGTCTGTCGGGAACCCCCGCAGACAACCGTCCCGACGACTTCTGGAGTGTACTGAACTGGTTGTACCCGAAGACGTTTACGTCATACAACCAGTTCAGGAACTACCACTTGATCATCAAGCGCCACACCAAGGGCAGTGACTCCTCACCCTATTGTACCGCTGTGGGCTGTGAGGTGGATCATAGGTCCAGCTTCGACGAGATCATCGGCTGTGCGCACGTCGACGAGCTCCAACGAGCAATCAGACCCTACTACACACGGCGGCTCAAGGAGCAGGTGCTCGACGAGCTACCGGACAAGTATCACAACGACGTCTTCGTCGACATCACCCCACAGCAACGACGTGCCTACAACGAGATGCGCAAGCACATGTTGGCTTGGGTGGGTAAGCATGAGAACGAACCCATCGCAGCACCGATCGTGCTAGCACAACTCAGGCGGCTCCAGCAGTTCGCGTGTGCATATGCACGTACCGAGACCGTCTTCAGACGGAAGAAGGACTGCAAGGATCCGGTATGCCTCGCCAACACCCTAGCAGCAGGCAAGTCTGTCTGTTCGGGTCACTGGGTGGAAGTGCTTAGGCTTGAAGAGCCCAGCTCCAAGTTGGATGCCGTGATGGAGATTGTCATGGACAACCCAACGCAGCAGCTGGTGGTCTTCAGCCAGAGTAGGCAGATGATCGACATGCTCGCAAAGCGCCTTGAGAAGCAGAAGGTGCCAACGGCGATCCTCACCGGTGACACACCCCAAGGCACCAAGCCAGGCCAACGTGACGACCTGGTAGAGAGATTCCAGCAGGGAGACTTCCGAGTCTTCGGCTCGACGATTCGTGCAGGTGGTGAAGGCATCACGCTCACCGCTTCGTCACACGTCGTGTTCACGGACAGAGACTGGAGCCCGTCTAAGAACAACCAGGCGGAGGACAGATGCCATCGCATCGGGCAGAAGAATGCCGTTCAGGTAACTAGCATCATCGCCAACGGCACGCTGGAGCCCAAGCGGAACAAACAGATCGAGATGAAGTGGCAGTGGCTCAAGGAGATCCTCGGCGACGAAGTTCCTCCAGAGTAGACTGGCACTGAGTAGGAGGTGCAATGGTGACCGAAGCTCCAACAGGTCACGACCCGGCAGCATCGCCGGACACCGTCGTTGACCCCTGCTTCTTCAGAGGGTGTATGCGAAGCACTGCCGAGCTAGGTACCATCGTCGGCCCCAACGGCTACGGTGAACTGCTCGTCGCAAGGCCTTGCTTGCACGACGACAAGCCTGACAGGGATGAGCGGCGGGACTTCTGGACGTCGTCCAGGGCAATTGTGGACATCGCTCTCGAGCCTGACCACTCACCCAGAAGCATGACCGAGATCAACATGCGCGGAGGACTCAAGTGAAGATCGACACCAAGGAGAAGTACGAGGAGCGCTTCTTGCGCCGGCGAGTTCGTATGGCCAAGAAGGTGCGAGACTCCGACAGGGAGCAGGCCTGGGCGAATCACCTCCACAGTGCCCTCCCTGCTCGACTGATCAAGCCTCGTCGAGTCAAGTACCAGCACGGCTGGGGCAGCAAGCCCGACCACGCCGCACGTGTGGTCAGCCTCGAGAACGCGTTCACCCTCAAGCCCGAGAAGTCGAAGGACTGGTTCCCCAACGTCGGCGGCATCCGCATCGTTGGCAACTACGGCTCTTGCGATCGTACATTGGTCGCCTGGTCCGAGGAAGTCAACACCGTCGGCCCCAGCAACCACTCGGTGACGGAGTACTTCGCGTACGCATATCCGTGCACCGTCGACCACGGCTGGAAGCAGCACAGAACCGACAAGCGCACACTCGGCGGCCTGGTCCGTTCCGCCGGGGAGAAGGGTGAGCACCGAGACAGCCTCGGGAGGACCTGGTAGTGGAGATGATGACCTCTCCAGGTCAGCCTGCATACGAAGCCTGGCAGGCAGGTTGCACTTGCTCCTGGCTCCGAGGCTTCGGTGCAGGTAACAAACCTGAAGTGTGGGAGGAGCACATCATCTCACCAGACAATGAATGTCCTATCCATAAGGGGGACACAACGAAATGGCAAGTGGCAACATCACCTTCAACATGAGCGTGAAGCTTACGTGCAACTGGTGCTGCAACGTCGACCCGTTCACGTGTGTCATTCATGGCAAAGAGAACCTGGAGACCTACAAGCGCAACCTGCTAGCCGAGAGAACGAACCAGTGGATGGCACAAGCTGAGCAGGCAAACCAATGGATGGCCGACGCCATGAAGCGCGTCATGCAAGAGCGCATCGAAGTGGTCAACTACGGAGGCCGTCGCACGGGTGTCATCGGCTTCGACCCAGGCACCAAGTACACCAGCATCTCCGTCTACAACAAGCCACCAGAGCGTCGGCTCGACGACTACCTCATGGAAGAGCTCGGTCGAGAGATCGACGAGTACTACTGGCCAAGCCAAACGCCGGGCGGCAACAGTGTCAGCCGGGCAATCCTGGACGCTGAGCGCAACGTGCAGCGCAAGCTCGCCGGCAGCCCAACTGGGAGGCTCACAGGCCTTCACTACTATCCGCACAGGAGCCAGCTCGGCTACCACAACATCAATCCGCGTAGCGGGCTAGTCTCAGCAGTCGACTACACGCTGCCGCCGTACTCCAGGACGTTGCCAGGATACTCCAAGAGAGACGTAGAGGCAACCCTACATATGCGAGTGCACCAAGCAATATGCACCCGTGAGTGTTCCTGCAACAACCCGTTCGAAATCACAACCGATGATGGAGGAAACGAAATGAACCGTCGCGAGGTCATCGCCGCCGAGATGCGTCGTCTCCAGAAGGAGATGGCGGTACTCGATCGCTTCCCGGCGACCGATCCGTTCGAGAACGGCACCGTCCTGATGTTCGAGAGGGTGTTCGGCCTGAGCTGGGAGGACGTGAAGGACAGCGACACCGCCACCAAGTACATCTACGCGGCCCTGAAGGTCAACAACCTCTGGTACACCACCGGCAACAGCAACCGCAACAGCGTCTGCTACTCGTGGTCGCAGTTGGTCGAGTGGCTCGGAGATCACGTTGGCGAGATCGTCGTCATGAGCGAAAGCATGTCCCTCGAGGCCTTCGTCGAGGCCAAGAAGAACGCCAGTAAGTCGGTATCGACCGACGGAGCCTCGTTCCCCAACACCGGCGCCGAGGACGAGACCAACATGCTGAGCCACGGCGACAAGGGCGAGTAGCGGTGTTCGAGTCCAGTCCGACCAGTTGGCCTGACGCAGTGATGTGCATCGGTCTAGTCGTCGGTGTCGTCGTGTGTGTCTTCTGCATGGCCAAGTACGTCTGGGGTCCATGCACCAAGCCACACGTCGAGGAGAAGAAGGTCGACTAGGCGGTGAGCACCAAGAAGCCCTACGGCAGATGTCCAGAGTCACTCGGACTTCACAGTCCACTGGACGGCGACGGCCGATGCTCATGGTGTGAACAGAAAGTGGGAAGCGCACAGCCAGCGCCACCGCTCGAACGTTGGGTGAGTGTGCTCTGGCTGGCCTACCGCTACTACTACGACCCCGACTACGGTACACGTAACATCGACCAGTACTAATCAACAGTTCAGTTCTAGCACAGGAGTTCGTATGGGAGCACCATCCACACGTCCGAAGATCGTGGAGTACTTCGCCAAGCGACCTGGCGAACACTGCTTCTTGGGTGACATCACCAAGGACACCAAGCTGCTCACGCAGCAGGTCCAAAGCGCCATCAACAACATCCGCGCTGCTCACGCGCGTGGCGAGATCGACTTTCCGATCGAGGTCCACCAGAAGGGTCAGATCTGGATCTACCGTCCCAACTCAGACAAGGACGAGGTGGCGACCGGCAAGATGATGTTCGAAGAGGTCGGACCAACGAAGCGCAACACCATCGTCATCCAGAGCACCGACGGCAAGCTGTACGAGGCCACTGAGCTGTAGCGGCCAAACGTCACCACATTGATCAACCGCACCTTTGTCAGTACAGTTCTCCACAGGGCCAAAGCTTCGAGTGCTCCATGGCTCGCAGCGCTTGCAACAAACGCCCTGTGGGGATCTGTATTCGCAAAGCCACACATTGATGGGAGTGAATGTATTGGACTCCGACGCAAAGAAGCTCGTCATTGGTATCGCCGTACTCGCTCTCTGGGTAGGCGCCATGGTTGTCAGCTGTGACATTGCGCAGAGCAAGTGCTGGGAACGTGGAGGCACCGTCGAGAGAGTGTGGGGCACAAATGGCTGGATCTGTGACGAGTAGGAGAAGCACATGAGTCGATGGACTCACTTGGCATGCTTTGGATGCTACGCCAAGAAGTACCCCAAGCGATCGCCGGTACGTTTGAAGCCTGAAGAGGGGCAGTCGCTGCCGATGCAGAACTGTTGCTACTGCCGCGAAGAGACCGGCGAGGGCATCTACGTCAGGGACGACCCCGAGATGGTCGCCTGTAAGGGTAGAGGAGAGGTGCACGAGGAATGAAGGTCAAGTACTTCATACAAGACGCCGATGGCTCTCCCATACGTTGGGAGCACGTAGCTACCGACACAAGGATTCCGACAACTGTAAACGCCGTTGAGCTCATTCCGACGGCTCAGCCAGATGAGTACGAATTGCATATCCACCTGCGCTCGCTTGTCGCAAAGCCCACACGGGGGTGTTAGAATGATCTGTCAAATCTGCAAGGACGCAGGAGCGCTGACGCGTGAGTCTCCTCCCGACACTCCGTTGCAGGAGCTCATCGACCTGCACAAGGACTGCAAGGGCGAGACACACTGCGACTGTCAACACCGGCCAGGCATCATCACACACGACGGTCGGATCGCACAGAGGAGGTGAGCTATGCCTCATGAGACACCCAGGATGCACCAGCGTCCTCAGGACCCAGCGTTCAAGATGCTCGACGCTGTCCCTGTGACCGTACAGAAGGTCCACAGAGAGGGTTGCTACATCTGCGAGGATAGGGAGTTCGCTCGCCTGGGTATGCCACTCTGCAATCCTTGCTGCCAGTGCCGTCTGCAAGGCAAGGACGGTCACATCGCAGCTGATGATGGTCAGTGCGATGATTGTGGTCATGAGCTGTGCGAGGGTTGCTACAAGGAGCCTGCACAGGCAGAGCCAGTCTGCACATGCTCGACACCTTGCTGCGAAGCCTACGTGATGGATGGCTACCCACCAATCACATGCGGATCGCAGCACTGCCCGACACACGGGGAGGGAGCACAGCGTGCCGAGGTACAAGGGCCCTGATGATCCAGTCACCGCTGAGTTGGTGGAGGAGTGGGTTGTAGGGATACTGGAGGAGTGGCTAGACGGTCACTACACCGAGCGTCTGGCTGACGATCGCCAGAGGCAGGTCAAGCTCTGGAGCGACGGAACCTACGTCGTCAAGGATCGTACAGGCGACAACCCCGACAGGAAGTTCAAGGTCAGCGTGGTAGTACAGGAGGTCAAGTAGTGCAGTTCTTTCTGTTCCTGCGGACAGCCTTCAAGCACCCCCGTTGGGCAGCCGAGGTCTGGAGAGCTGGACAAGGAGTGCTCAGAGGCGAGCACAACTCCGAGTCGTTCGAGAATGCGTTGAAGATAGCCGCTCGACGGCACAACGTCGACTATCACAAGTTCGCGGAGTAGGAGGTCAAGTAGTGGGAGCCTATGGGCGTCACGTCGTGATAACATTCGACGATGTCGTCGCCGCCGAGGAGTTCATCGCGGCCCTCAAGGTCGAGGGCGCCATGTTCTACCAAGACGTCGGCGGCCACTTCAAGCACGTCAAGCCCGCTGAGACGCGGGTGGTCGGACTGTTCGGGAAGCCGAATCAGTTCTGCGAGTGTCCGTGGAGCGACGGTGAGAAGAAGTACGTGCGTGGCTCCAAGTATGGTCTGTTCGTCCACGACAAGTGTGCGAAGCCTGAGGGCGGTCACTTGCAGACGGCAGCAAGGAACTTGCTTGACCCTCCTGGCCTGGGAGCAAAGGAGACAGTCGAGCAAGACAACTACGTTCGCCTGAGCTCTCGCGAAGGCAAACACAACTGGCCCGTACCTAGTTCTGAGAAGGAGGCTGGATGATCCAATGCACTTGGCACGAAGTCTGCGCTGGCGGCTTCGTCCAGGGACCCAACGATGTCGACACCATACTTCGTTGTATGGTAGCAAGAGGAGCTCTCGTCACCGTTGACGGGCGATACATCACAAGTCGCACGAAGCGTTCCCGACTAACGGTGGTACGTAAGTCCTGAGCAAGGCTGGGCCTGCTAGAAGGTGACATCATTGTTGCCGATCGAAGGGTGATACGAGGGTTCGAGCCCCTCCAGGCCCGCGCACGTTACAACTTCATATAGTCGTCCCAATCAAAAGAACGGAGCAACAGCCATGGATGGCTGGTTTGTGTTGATGCTCGTCGCTCTGGGTCTCGTAGGGCTCATCAACCTTGGGAGCTTTTTGGCCTCCGAGACGGGAACCTACAAGAAGGACGGAAAGACACTCACGTACAACCCGCGACGGGCGACCCGGAAGGCAGCGTTGATCCCAGTTGCCCTGGCAGGATTCTTCCTGCTCATGTCGATGTGGGTCATCGTGGGAACCAACCAGGTCGGCATCTTCACATCATTCGCAGCACCGTACGCTGCCACGGACAATGGCTTCGAGCTCAAGAGGCCTTGGGCCAAGAAGACGGAGTTCGACGGCAGCCGACAGTTCCTCCGGTTCTGCGGCAACGGTAACAACGACGAGGATCTGGACAAGCGCCAGTACCCCGGCGTCAACACCAAGATCGACGGGAACGCCAAGGCGACGCTCTGCGGCACCATCGCCTGGCAGATGAAGGCGACGACCGACGAGGAGAAGCAGCAGGCCATCGAACTGTTCAGGCAGTACAAGACGTTCGAGAGGGTCTCGACCAACCTAGTCTACCCCGGACTCAAGGTCGCCATCGGCAAGGCTCTTGCCAACCTCAATCCCTTGATCGCAGAGAAGAACATGTCCGTCGCTGACATCAACGAGGACGTGCTCGGAGCGCTGAAGACACAGGTCTCCGGATCCCTACAGGTCCTGACGGCCGACATCGCACCGCCGGACTACGACGATGACACGGACAAGGCTATCGCTGCCGACCTCGCGCAGAAGGCCAAGACGTCACTCGCTGGAGAGAAGGAGAAGACGAACATCGCTGAGGCAAAAGCCAACGGTGCCATCGACGACTCCATCCAGGACCCGAAGGTGCTTGTCAACAAGTGCTTGGACATCGCCAAGGAGCTCGGGTACAACCCCGGCCTCTGCATGATGTCGTCAGGGGCAGGGATCATCTTGCCGGGTGACGCGGTGGCAAAGAAGCAGTAGTAAGTGGTCGAGCCAGCTGGTGTGTACGTGGGAGGTTCGATTCCTCCCTGGCTCGCTTAGACCTGTATGATGGTCTCGTCGTTAGGTAAGGACCGAAGGCATTGAACTACGAACGACACTGGGTTCGAAAGAACAGGATGCCTCCGATCACCATCACACAGGTAAGAAAATTCATCGAGTTGACGTCTTGTGGTTCACGTTGGATTCCTATATAATAGAGGGAGAGACAAAAACCGTAGGAGGTGCTAATTGACCACCACGTTCAGTTCCGTTCATGATGAGGTAAACTGGCTCATCGAGCAGCGACTGGTCCACAGTGTTCACACCTCGACCCGTATGTCCTTCCGTGGCTGTCGTAGACGGTGGGACTGGTCGACGCGGCAGATGTATTATCCCCTCGTGACACCGAGACCGTTGGAGTTCGGCTCCGCCTTCCACAAGGCAATGGAGAAGTACTACGACCCGCTGACATGGCATGACAAAGAGACGGCCGCAGCACTTGCTCAAGCTGCCTTCGTCCAAGAGTGCAAGGAGCAGTACAGCAAGTATCTGAAGTTGAACAGAGGCAACATCGATCCTGCGATGAAGAAGGACTACGACGAGCGCATTGTCCTAGGCCTCGGCATGCTCCGGTACTACACGCGGTGGGTGTCGCCCGAGCACGACTTCAACTTCACGCCAGTCAAGGTCGAGATCGAGTTCGAAGTACCGATCACCGACCCCGACGACAACTACATGTGGTGTAAGTGCCAGCAATGCGTCACAAGGTCGAACGCGTACTGGCTGAAACAGTACCACTCCGAGGGCAAGCTTCTGCACATCAGGAACGTAGACGCTCTAGCCCACGATACCAAGTTCGAAGATGGTATCTTCTACACGAGCGTGAGTGGTAAGCTCGTTGACATCGACGACCCGATAGACATCGCGACTTGGTCAGGTCTGCCCATCACATACGGTGGGCGCATCGACATGCTGGCCAAGGATGACCTCGGGCGCTACTGGGTGTTCGACTGGAAGACGGCGGCGAGGCTGGCAGGCAAGGACGCTGGCACAGACGACGACTTCATGTACCTCGACGACCAGATAACTTCATACTGTTGGGCACTCTGGCGATTGGGCATTCCGATCGCTGGCTTTGTCTACGCAGAAGTGAAGAAGGCCGTGCCAGAGGAACCCGAGCCCAACAAGACCCAGAGGCTTGGTAGGTGGTACTCTGTCAACAAGCAGCTCGCCACGACGGCGGTCATCTATGAGCGAACGGTTGAGGAGAACGATCCTCAGGCATACGCTGCTGGTTTGTACAACGACTTCATCGGATACCTCAAGTCGGAGGACGGACCGAAGTTCCACGTGCGCCATCAGATCCAGCGGTCGGAGGCTGAGCTTCGTAACGCCGGCGTCAACATCTGGCATGAAGCGTGTGAGATGACGAGCCCCACCCTTCGGATCTACCCGTCGCCAGGACGGTTTGCTTGTGGCAACTGTGCTTACAAAGAGCCCTGCCTCATGCGCAACAAGGACGAAGACTACGAGTACACTCTTAAAACCATGTTCGAGAAACGTGTGAAGCACTACTGGGAAGACAGAGCGCCAAGCACAGATAGCAGAGGAGGCCAATAATGGCCGGCGCGCAGGGTAAGGTAGTCAAGGATCCGTTCGAGGTCGACTACGAACGGACATTCAGGAACTCTAAGCGCGACACCGACAAGTACGTCGTTACAGCCGAGGACTTTCTTACGTACCTGGGCGATCTCCGACACGAGATGCGACGGTGTCTTGACGCGTCCGAGAAGGCTCGCGACACCTACCGTATGATCAAGGCGGCGTTTCGTGCCGAGAGGCAGTTGACGACCACCGAGATCGACGAGATGATGAAGCGCAACCCCAAGGCCGTCTCTGCCGCGAGCGACAACATCATGTACGACCGCTGGGCAGCGAAGTACGCAGAGATCATCCAAGCCGAGATCGCGTACGCCAACTTCATGGGATGGGAAATTCCAAGGTGACACAGATCCTTACACCAACATCGTTCGCCGGCCTCACCATCGAGAAGCCGTCGGTAACTGTTCCCACCCTCACCATGTTGGTCTACGGTCGGTCGGGCATCGGCAAGACTACCCTAGCCGGCTCGGCAGATACGGTTCCGGAGATGAGAAAGGTCCTCTACCTCGACGTTGAAGCTGGAACGCTCTCGCTGCGCAAGACCAACTACGAGGTCGACGTGATGCGCATCACCGACTATCGGCAGTTCGCCGAGGTGTATGCGGCTTTGTATGCCGGCAATCACGGCTACCAGACGGTCGTGCTCGACTCGCTGACGGAGATTCAGGATCTCTGCATGCGCGAGATCATGCGGGAGATGAAAGAGGACCCCGAGAACAGCGAACGTGATTCAGACGTTCCGGGCATGTACGAGTGGAACAAGAATGAGAAGCGCATCAAGCGACTCATCCGGCTCTTCCGCGACTTGCCCCTCAACGTGATCTTCACCTCACTCGTCAGAGAGGACAAGGACACCAAGACGGGTGTGGTCATGAAGCTGCCCGACCTTCCGGGCAAGCTTGCCAGTCGTGTTGCAGCACTGTTCGACATCGTGCTCTACTTCACGGCGGTGGGCGAGGAGGGAACGCAGAAGCGGATAGTTGCATCGCAGTCAGGTACCAACACGGTAGCCAAGAACCGCGGCTCGGATCGTCTGCCTCCGATTCTGGAGATCCCCGACACCCGAGTGGCATCTGCGATGTCGATCATCTATCCGATGATCGTCGGCGAAGTAGGTCAAGACGCCGGCGTTCAGGAAAGTGACTCCGTTGGAGTCGAAACCGTTGCGGCCGTAGCCGCCAGTTAACAGTTGGGAGTTCAGTTCATGAGTGACGCGGGCATCCGTGTAAACATGTCCAGCAAGGAAGGCAAGAGTGCCTCACTCGAGCCTCTTCCTTCCGGTCGCTACCTGATGGCGATCACGGACATCGACCTCGACGAGTGTGGTCCCACCAGCAAGAACGAGGGCGAGCCGATGTTCAAGATCGAGCTCACCGTCCAGGAGGGCGACTACGAGAACCGCAAGGCGTGGACGAACGTCATGCTGTTCAAGGGCGCACTGTATTCCATCTCTCAGATGCTGAAGGCTCAGGGCATCGCGATCACGGAAGTCGGCGAGTCGGCCGAGTTCCAGGTCCCGGGCTACGAGCCCAACATCATCCCCGGCCCTGAGTGGTGGATGAGCAAGCAGTTCTGCGTCCGCGTCAAGCTCGTCGGCAAGCGCAAGGTCAAGCAGCCTGACGGTTCGTACAAGGAGTACGACGAGCGCGCCGAGGTCAAGGGCTTCATGGCTCCGTCCGACTTCAAGCCGGGTGAGGGACCGAAGAAGGCTTCGACCAACAGCGCTGTCGGTTCCGTCAGCGGCGGCATGCCTTCCATCCTGCCCTAGGGCACGAGGGCCTAGGACTAGGTAAGAGTCCGAATGGGGAGAGTCCACTGAACTAGCCTCGGACCGCCCGCTGTAAGACTCAACTGGATACGTGACCGACCGCGTTGTGTGCTAGGGGTAGGACTGCGCGGTCGGTCACATTATTCGCTACGCGAGGCCCAGAGGGCTGGAAAGGTGTACTTTGGAAACACGCCAGCTTCGCGCAGCTTTCTTCAGGACGGTATTCGGACCGGTGAAGGGTGGGTACGTCTGTGTGGCGACGATTCCACCTGGTACTCGAAAGATGCGTGAGCGATACTTCGCTTGGCCTGACGAGGTAGAGGATATGCTCGAATACGTAGAGGACGTGGAAGACAGCAACAATGTCTACTACTGTCCTCAACTAGTCGAGGACCTAGACTTCAGACGTGCCTCAGACGGTAAGGGTCCACGTGTCAAGGAGAACGTCAAGATTTGCACAGTAGCTTGGGCCGACCTCGACGCTTGTCACCCCAACAAGCTTCTGGTCAAGCCTTGCTACGTCACTGAAAGCTCACCGGCAAGATATCAGGCCCTGTGGTTGTTTGACGAGCCGCAGGAGCCCGAGATCGCTGAGGCAATTTCGATGCGCATCTCGTACCACCACATTCCTGATGGCGCCGACAAGTCAGGATGGGACCTGACACAGCTCTTGAGGTTCCCATACACCAAGAACTTCAAGTACTCAGACACACCAGAAGTAAACGTACTAGCTCAGAACCGAAAGCGCTACAGGCTGGATGACTTCAAGCCCTACCCACTAGCCTCGAAGCGTACCGGTGGTGGCATCCCGATGCCTGAGGGCGTTGAGTTCCCTTCGATAGAGGACCCAGTCGACTTCATGCAGGCACGTCGTAAGTACCTCAACAGTGACGTGTTTCGGCTGTTCGCCGACCAACCCGAAGTAGAATCGTGGAGTGAGTCGCTCTGGAAGCTGATGATGCTTCTGTTCGAGGGCGGCCTCTCCCGCGAGGAAGTGTTTATACTTGCCAAGCAAGCGGCGTGTAACAAGTACGGACGAGACGGAAGACCAGACAAGCACCTCTGGGACGACGTGTGCCGAGCGTACATCAAGCACATGGAAGACATCAAAGCTGTCGTCGTCCCCGAGCTAGAACAAGTTGACCTCATCACAGAAGCTGAGATGACTCGGGTACGGCAGCACCACACGTTCGTAGAGAGGTACGTCCAATGGGCTACCGACCTAGGCGACGCCGCACCCCAGTATCACCAGGCTGGGGCATTTGTGATCCTGTCAGCACTGCTGTCTGGAACAGTCTCGCTACCTACCTCATTCGGGAACCTAGTCCCGAACATGTGGTTCATGCTGCTAGCGGATACGACCCTGACGAGGAAGTCGACGTCGATGGACATAGCGACGGACTTACTGATCGAGGTGGATCCTGACGCAATCATGGCCACAGACGGCTCCGTGGAAGGTCTCATGCAAGGCCTGTCAACCCGACCAAAGAGGCCTTCGATCTTCCTCCGAGACGAGTTCACCGGTCTACTAGAGGCGATGACCAAGAAGGACTACCTCGCAGGTCTCGCTGAGACGTTGACCAAGCTGTACGACGGCAAGTTCCAAAAGCGAATGCTGCGGAAGGACATCGTCGAGATACGCGATCCCATCCTGATAGTGTTCGCAGGAGGCATCAGGGCAAGAACACAACAGCTCCTTACGTTCGACTACATCTCATCGGGCTTCATACCTCGCTTCATCTTCCTAACGGCTGAGTCAGACGTGTCACGAGTCAAGCCGTTGGGTCCACCGATCACACGTGACATGGCGGCGAGGGAAGCTCTTCTCGAAGAGGTAAGGGACTTACACAGATACTACAACCAACAGCTCAACGTCAAGATCGACGAGACAGGCATTGGCCTGGGCGTCCCACGGAGGTGGCGAGGGTCACTAACAAAGGATGCCTGGGCTAGGTATGGTCTGTTTGAGAAGGCACTACTTGACGCCGGAGTGAAATCCGATCGTCCCGACCTAATGACACCTGTGTATGCTCGCCTAGGGATGTCTGCGCTCAAGGCTGCCTTGCTGCTTGCAGCATCTGATCAGCGGAGCGACGAAGTCGTCGTGGAGGAGATACATATCCTCCACGCTATCGCCTTCGCAACCAAGTGGCGTGAGTACGCAATAGACATCATCAACGGCGTCGGCATGACGCAGGGCGAACGTGAGTTGGATCGTATCTACGGTGCGATCCAAAAGCAGCCAGGTATCAGCCGTTCGCAGTTGATGCAAGGTTACCACCTCACGGCAAGGAATGCCGATGCTGTATTCCAGACATTGGAGCAGCGCGGCTTGATCACCTCAACGAAGTTCGGCAAGGGTACAACCTATCGTCCAGTTGCGGCGGATGCAGAATGACAATGCCATTACCTTGGAGCGATGTCAACTCCGACCCACTACAGGACATAAAGGACTTCCTCGCCGCTGAGCGAGCGAAGCCGTACTACTACAGTCCAGTCTATGGAAGGACAAGGATGAGCAAGGGTGTCGCCATCGTCTCAGGTGGCCTCGACAGCACGACAATGATCTACCACCTACTCGCGGGAGGTCACGAGCTCCGACTTCTGTCCTTCGACTACGGCCAGCGGCACGGTCGTAAGGAACTGAAGGCGGCAATGAACATTGCCAACCAGCTCGGTCTGCAATGGGACCTCGTGAACCTACGGGGCATGACCCACCTCATCGACAACAGTGCACTCACGTCGGCCAAGTCGACACCTGGTAACCCTGCACACAAGTACGATGGTCGCGGCAATGAGATCGGCGTGCACAAGGACATCGAGGTGCCCGACGGTCACTATGCCGAGGAGAACATGAAGGCCACCGTCGTGCCCAACCGCAACATGATCATGCTCTCCATCGCAGCCGGCGTCGCGGTCAACGAGAAGCTGAACTTCATCGCGACTGGCGTTCACTCCGGCGACCACTTCGTCTATCCGGACTGCCGCCCCAACTTCATCGAGTACGCGGCACGAACCATCTTCATCGGCAACGAAGGCTTCCACAACTTCGACACTGGCCTGTCGATGCACGGACCGATCCTGGCACCCTTCATCGAGAGGTCCAAGGCCGACATCGCCTACCTCGCCATGGAGCTGAACGTTCCAATCCACCTGACGTGGTCGTGCTACAAGGGTGGCGAGAAGCACTGTGGCAAGTGTGGTACCTGCGTCGAGCGCCTCGAGGCCATCGACGAGGCCATTCGTCGGCACATCGCGGAGGGAAGCAGCCACTACTACGAGGACATGACGGAGTACGAGGACACCGAGTACTGGCGCCAGGCAGTCAGGGAGGCAAAGCAGAATGGCTAAGGCAACCTACGGCTTCAAGGCCAGCGAGTGGAACGAGATCGAGGCTACCAAGGACGCCATCCGGCGAGCCACTGAGGACGGTATCCTCACGGACTACAAGGGCAGCTACGAGACCGAGAAGGTGCAGACCGACGACCAGCGTCATGAGGACGAGTTCTGCATCGTCATTCGCACACCCAACGAGGCCTAGATGACTTGGATAAATGCACTCCAGATCGCACTCCTGTTGATGTGGTTCGCACTGCTAGCGAACCTCGTGGCGAACAACGTCATCTCCCACTTCTGGAGGGAGTCATCGAAGTACTACAACGAGCTCGACCACAACGGTGAGGATCCTCGTAGCGTGTCTGTCTCCAACACTGGCCACGCCATCGCACACAGCGGCGGCAAGGCCAACACCGGAGTCGTCTACGATGACAAGCCGAAGCCTTGGACCACCGGGAACGCGGTGTAGCATGAAGCGAGCCTACATCATGCTGCGTCCCGACGTACTCGCACAACTGCTTGACCTGCCTGAAGGCGTCAACGTTCACAGCGTGAATGCTAACTGGCTAATGGACGGCATCGAGGTCATGCTAGAAGGCGATGGCCTTCCGGCAGGCGCAGAGTACGTACGTGGCACCGTCCCAATGAACATTGGCGTCTCAATGGTTGTGACCGATGAGGGAAGGATCCAGGTGGAGTGGCAATGAGCTTCATTGAGGTTCGACACAACATGGAAGTAGCCCACCGGCTGTACGAGCTGCCTGGCAAGTGCGAGAACATCCACGGTCACTCCATGTGGGTGGACCTCAGGCTGCACGGACCAATCAACCAGAAAGGCATCCTCGGTGGCTTATCGTTCGGCGACGTCAAGAAGGCCTTCCGTGGCTTCCTCGACGATGCCTTCGACCACCACCTTCTTCTGAACGTGAACGATCCGTGGGCTACTGGTCTCTGGAACTCTCGCACCGAGGGAACAGCTCGAAACATCAACGAGTTCCTGGGGCAGCTGCCAGGACTCATGACCTTCCCTGGTGACCCGACGACGGAGAACCTCGCCAAGTGGATCGCCAAGTGGGCTGTCGACGAGTTCAAGCTGCCAGCCGACGTCACCGTACATGAGACGTCGGTCAACTCCGCAGGCTTCTCGGCAAGGTAGGCCTGTGGACAACCTCAAGCTCGACATCTCCCCCTTCCGCGTAGGCAAGTACGTCGGCCTGACCGAGATAGGTCGTATCGGCCTCATCGTGGGCATGCGCCTCGACGAGGAGGGGGAGATCAAGAGGGTATACCGCCCGCAATGCAAGCTGACGATGTACGGCGTCAGGTCAACCTTTGACCTCACACTTCAACTTCTGCCACCTGGCACAGAGGAAGAACTATCCTTCTCGATCCCCGACCTGATGGGTCGTACACCCATTCTGATCGAGGAGACGCCCTTCCACGTCTCAACTGTGCGAATGCAAGGGGAAGAAGTATCCGTCCAACTACTCCGAGCATACTGGAAGGACAGCGATGCTGTTGAAGGTAAATGAAATCTTCGGACCAACGATACAGGGAGAAGGCTCTGCGGCCGGACGTCACTGTGTCTTCGTTCGACTTGCACTTTGTAACTTGGAGTGCAAATGGTGTGACACTGCATACACGTGGTCCTTCACACCTCAGAAGTCAGCCAAGCACCAACTCGGAATCATCTATGACCGCGACAAGAACCTCTTCGAGATGAACGCCCAGCAGGTGATCGACCAGCTGCTCACCAAGTGGGACATCTACGACATGCCGACGATTGTTGTCGTCAGTGGTGGAGAGCCCATGATGCAGCAGGAAGCACTCATGCCACTGCTGTATGAGCTCAGCGCCGCCGGCAACGAGATCCACATCGAGACAGCTGGAACCATCGCTCCCCAGGTGGACATCAGCTTTGAAGCTGTTGCGGGCGGCGTTGTACGCAGAGGCTTCGACGACGTCGTGACACAATTCAACGTGTCGCCGAAGCTTGCGAACAGTGGAAACGTCCTCAGCAAGCGATACAAGCCAGAGGTCATCCAGCAGTTTGCACATCGCGAGTCAGCTCGATTCAAGTTCGTCGTGACCTGTGCAGACGATCTGTACGAGGTCGATGAGATGGTGATACGTCACGGCATTCCCGCAGGCCGTGTCATGGTCATGCCCGAGGGTACCACTGTCGATGCCAACCTCAACACCGCCAGGTCGGTAGAGGAAGCAGTGATCTCCCGCGGGTACGGCCTCACGCTTAGGTCGCACATCCTGCTATGGCCACAAATCGAACGGGGGAAGTAGCGTGCGAGCAGCTGCAGGAATACTGTTCGTCGGCTTCCCGCGTCTCGCCCTTATGGTTAGGACCAGCTACAAGCAGCACTGGGATATCCCCGGAGGCATCGTAGAGCCAGGCGAGACGCCCACCGAGGCCGCCGAGCGCGAAGTGAAGGAGGAGCTCGGTGTGGTCGTCAAGGCAGGACGTCTCCTGGTGTGCGAGAATGTCCTCCTTACGGGCAAGGAGCTTCTGACTGCCTACATCTTCGAAGGGGACAGACTCGATGTCGATGCATACACAATCGACGGCGAAGAAGTTCTCGAGGCCTCGTGGTGTTCGCCCGTGAAACGTAGGGCGTACACGCAGACTGCTCCCATCTTCCGCAACCGCCTTGAGCTCGCCTTCACGGCTCTCGCGACCGAGACGACTGTGTACCACGAGCACAGGGCATAGACGAACATCAATGCGCAACCCTACAACTACAAATCCCCACAGGGCGAAGGAGTGTGACCGTGACACCTGATGAACCAGGCGTGGAAGTCCTGGACGCGAAGGTCGTAGCAGCAGCCAAGCTGTTGCTGGAGAAGGCTTGTGGCCTGATGCCCGATGAGCACGGCACTGACACACCAACGAGATTCGTGGCGATGCTGATGGAGTTGACGACTGCAAGGTCATTCAACTTCAAGGTGTTCGACGCCAAGGGCAAGGACGAGATGGTGATCATTCGCAACATCCCGTTCGTCAGCGTCTGCAATCATCACGTCGTTCCCTTCATCGGGAAGGCCGACATCGGGTACATCCCCGGTGACTACATGGCAGGCCTCAGCAAGTTCGCACGAGTCGTTCACTTCTTCGCCAGGTCGTTGCAGGTGCAAGAACGCCTGACGGAGCAGATCGCCGACTTCCTGGAGGAGAAGCTGAAGCCTCGCGGCCTTGCCGTCGTCCTGGAAGCAGAGCACATGTGCATGACTATCCGTGGAGTCCAGACGCCTGGCACGACAACGTACACAGCCGTCATGCGAGGCTTCTTCAACGATCACGACCGCACGGCCAAGGCCGAATTCCTCGATAGGATCAACGGAAGCAAGTGAAGTACCTCTGCGCCTTCATGTTGGTGTTCGGGGGCCTGTACGCCTTACAATGGGCGACCATTTGGTTTGCAGGCCCTCGACCACCACGTCCCCCAAAGGAAAGCCGATGAACCTGAACGAACTAATAGACCAGTGTCAGTTGGACTCTGACCGCTGGTTCCCAAACATCTCCAAGGATCTACCCTTCACGGTTCTAGCACTCGTTGGCGAGACAGGCGAGATGGCCAACCTCGTCAAGAAGGTCGTTCGCGGAAGCCTCAGTTTGGAGAACGTCAAGGACGACCTTGGAGAAGAGGCCGTCGACGTTCTCATCTACCTCTGCATGGTCTTCGCCGCGCTCGACATCGATCCCATCCAAGTGTACAGAGAGAAGAGGGCAAAGAATGAGCTCCGATTCGGCCGAGGGCCGCTCACAGACCTCCTCAACCTCCAACCAGGAACCGACAAGTCCTGACTTCAAGTTGGAGCAGGCTCCGGTAGACGCCGAGCTCATCAAGCGGATGCAGGTTCTGTCTGAGGAGTTCGACGTTCTGTGTCAGAAGCGACACGACATGGGCGAGCGGAAGTACGGCCCTGGAACATGGCTCGGCGTCGACACCCTCGAGATGATCATCGAGGAACTGATCGACATCGCCAACTACGTGCGCTTCAGCTTCGTCAAGCTCAGGATGATACAGGAAACCCTCGGCACGGACCGCTCAACGGCAACGCCCCAACTTGGCAACGAGATGATGGGGAAGGACGCGTTCACTTCGGCGGTAAGGAGTTCCGAATGAAAGTGGGGTTAATTCCTCCACGAGGGCTGGAGAACCTGGTCCTCCGTTCCAAGTTCCACCTCGCGCTGGCCATCGACGAACTGATGGGACGGCGCATGTACGCTGGCATGTACAAGCGTGCAGCGGAGCTTGGCGACTACGTTGTGCTCGACAACGGTCTGGCGGAGGGAATGCCGTGCACGCCTTCCCTCCTCTACAGCCACGCCAAGAAGCTCGAGGTGTCTGAAGTCGTCGTTCCCGACGTGATGAAGGACGCTGAAGGAACCATCACACAGGTGAAGCTGTTCTTCAACGAGGATCGCAAGCCCCTTCCCATTAAGCACATGGCCGTCGCGCAGGGTAAGACGCTGCCCGAGTTCCGTCGCTGCGTGGAGGAGTTCGCGAAGGTCGAGCACGTAACCGTTGTCGGCGTTCCGCGGCACATGCTTGGGACGCTGGGGACGCAAGCATGCCGTATCGAGTTCTCGAACTGGATTGAGAACCAATACCCTGGACGCTTCGAGCAGCACTTCCTCGGAACCAATCCCATATGGATAGGAGAGGTCAAAGCCGCATCGAAGTACACGGTGGCACGTTCGGTCGATACGTCGATGCCCTTCAGCTACGCCATAGCAGGAGAGGACCTCGCCGAGACCACGGCTGAGATCATCCGTCCGAGGGCTTACTTCGAGACCGACTGGACCTTCAGGGTCGACATCAACCTCGTCCGTAGAAACATCGCTACTCTGTTGGGGTGGGCAGGTGCAACAGGTACCAGATCCTACGAGCGAGCGGAGGCATCCGCTCGCCCTGTGCGAAGAATGTCCGCTGTTTAGCGAGAACGTTTCCTTCGTCCCTTCAGAGGTGACCGAGGATCCGCGTCTCGTCATTGTCGGCGAAGCACCTGGTGGATACGAGGCGAAGAGGGGCCGGCCGTTCGTCGGCCCCTCCGGGCAGCTGCTAGAACAAGTCCTAGAGCACCACGGGTATCATCGAAACGAGGTGACGCTAACCAATGTTTGCCTCTGTCGTCCTAAGGATAACGCAACACCTTCTAGGTCAGCTATTGCTGCGTGCAGGCCAAGGCTCCTTGACGAGCTACGACGTAGTGGTGCAGCTGATGTGGTTGCGCTTGGTGGTACAGCTGCTAGTGCTCTCATCGACGATCAGCGATCTATCACGAAGCTGCGTGTCGGTCCAGCTAAGCTCCCCACCGCAGGACTTGCAGGTTCGTCTGTACGCAGAGTCGTACCAACATGGCATCCTGCTTACTGCCTACGAAAGGCAGATGCGTTCCCAGCACTCGTATCGGATATAGGCAAACTGAAGGACAGGGAGGGAAATGCTTGGAGTGCACCTCGGTGGCGAGCATATGACGATGTTGCTAGCGCGACCGCAGTACTTGCAGAACTTGAAGCAGTTGCAACACATATCGTCGTCGATATTGAGGTCGGCATCGAAAAGGACACGGCTTTCGACCATCCTAACAACTACGAGCTCCTCGCAGTGGGATTGGGTTACGCAAGAGGGAAGGCTGTGGTGCTGGGGGAGAATGCACTTAGAGACCGGTCTGTTCTGGATGGACTCAAGCGACTCCTGGGCAAGGTTCATATCATTGCTCACAACGGCAAGTTTGACCTGGGCGGACTTTACCCACATATCGGTGGACAGACACTCTGGTTCGATACTATGCTCGCGTCCTACTGCCTTGACGAACGTCCGGGAAACCATGGTCTTAAGGTACTCGCCGTTGAACGGTTGGGTGCCCCTCAGTACGACTTGGAGATCCAACAGTTCGTTCCTCGAGGAGGAAACTACGCTAACATTCCCCGCCCGATTCTGTACAAGTACAATGCCTATGACGTCGCGTGCACTTGGGAGCTGTACGAACTGTTTGCGGAACGCCTCGAACAAGAAGATCTTCGTCGGGTGCACGACTTCATGGTCGCAGCGTCGAACCAGTTGATGTACCTCGAGCTCAACGGCATCGCCATCGACAAGCAGTACATGCGCGAACTGGCTGTCGAGTTCCTAAACCGAATAGACATAATCGAGGAGAGCCTCAATCAGATCGTGACAGATCTGTTCCATCTCCAGCATCCAGAGGTGGTGGAGTCTGAGGAGCTTCAGCGGATCACGATCAATCCAAGGTCGCCGAAGCAGATCAAGGAGGTCCTCAGTGACCAAGGGATCCAAGTCGACTCGACCAACCAAGACACGATCGAGAAGCTACTGGAGATCCTGCAAGTGCAACGGGGAATGTCTCCAGAAACTCCGATTATCCAATTCCTCTATACGCTCCTTCACCACCGACGACAACAGAAGCTCTATTCTACATACGTCAAAGGTATTGCCCAACGGATGTACCGTGGACGTGTTTATACAACTTATCTACTCCACGGAACAACATCCGGGCGCCTTGCATCTCGCAATCCGAACCTGCAAAACATTGTTCGTGATAACTCGATCCGACGGCAGTTTGCTGTATCAAAGCCAGAGAACGTCTTTATCCAAGCCGACTTCAAACAGGCTGAGGGCCGAGTTATTACGACTCTCGCCCGAGACGAATACCTGAGGTCGATCTTCAGCGACCCGAGCGTCGACATGTTCGACGAGCTGACTGACCAGCTGTACGGACCCATCGGCAGCCGTAGCAAAGAGGAGCGTAAGGAACAACGAATCCGAACGAAGGCCTTCTTCTATGGACTCAGCTATGGACGAGAAGCATACAGCATCGCTCTTGAATACAAGATGTCTGTCTCGGAAGCCGAACGCCGACTGCACGATTTCATGTCCCTTATACCTGCTACAGCAGCTTGGCAACAGGAAGTGCGCCAGCGGGTCCTATCAGGACATGACCTCATCACACCCTTCGGCCGACGACGACGCTTCTGGCTAATCACGGATCAGAACCAAAAGGATGTGCTGAATGAGGCTCTGTCATTCCTGCCGCAGTCTACCGCGAGTGATATTTGTCTCACGGCTTTTACTCGCCTGCGACCAATGCTGCGTGGTCTGGGTTTCATTAGACTCACGATTCATGACGCCCTTGTGGCTGAGTGTGCCCGAGAGCATCGAGAAGAAGTTACAAGGCTACTCGTGGGCGAAATGGTCAAGGCGGGGGCAGAATATACGGACTATGTTCCCTTCAACGTCGACGTGAGCTTTGGCCAGAGTTGGGGTGAACTGTGACCTCCGAGGGAGATGAACCCAAGCTGCAAGACGTCTCCAAGGTTGAGACGCGCGTACAGCACTTCGACGCTGACGGTGAACTGACCTCAGAGGTTGTAACGGTTATCGTTCACAAGACCAAGCCGTTCACGAACGAGCACACAGGAATGTACCTATGAAGGGTTTCATACTAGGTCTCTGCTGCGGAGGTGCCTTCACAGTGGTAGGAGTGTACCTCGTGGTCGTCGGGCTCTTCAAGGACGTGTACCGATGACGAAGCTTGACGACGCCGTCCAGAAGATCATCGACGGCGAAACAGATGACCCGTGGACTAACCTCTGTGTTGAGACAGTCAGACTGGGTGCCGCGCTCGCACGTTGGGAGAATGCGAAGAAGCGATACGTAGTAGCCCAGAAGGTGAACCGTGATGGTCAGTGACCACATATTCCACTGGACGCCACACGTAGAAGTCAGACGTGCGGCAATGACGCGGAAGCAACAAGAAGCTATCGAGTCTATCCTTCGAGGCGAAACCATCGAGGAGTGGTTGAGTCATATGAGTCCCAAGGACCTTGAGCAGTGGGAGCGAATCTTCAGGCGCGGCGCGCAGGTTGCACCGGTTGACATCGCCAAGACCCTAACAGCGATGGCACGTGAGTGCAAGAAGATTCGCGACGAGGAGAACGCGAAGGACGCCGCCGATGGCTGAACCGTTTGTCTTCACCACTTGGCGCGAGGAGAAGTCGTGCCAAACAGTCGTGAAGCTAAGCCGTGGCGCTGAGAGCGTCCAGTGTGTCGTGACCGACGAAGTGCTTGTATCCACTGACCAAGGCTTCGTCATGGGCATGCTACTCGAGATGCTGGCAGACCTATGGTACACAAGGTACGGACGACGCCTAGTCGTCGAGGCGCCCAACAGCGCTGGGTACCCATGGCGCATCACCATGCAAGACGAGGAGGAAGACGTCCTCGAGGGGGAAGTGATCGAAGAGAGGAGTGCGATCGATGCCCCGCGGAAAGCCATCGAAGGACGGAGACACTAACGTTGCCAAGAATGGTTACCACTATACCAAAGTCGACGGCCACTTTCGCCTGACACATCACATCATCGCGGAGCAGGCACTCGGACGGTCCATCGAACCTGATGAGACAGTCAGCTTCGCAGACAACGATCGCACCAATCTCGACCCAACCAACATCGTTGTCTCCAGAAGGAAGACGTCGCTCAACGGTAAGATTGCAGCACTCACCGCCAGGATCCTAGAACTCACGGCGGAGCGTGACCGTTTAGTAGCAATCAGAGAAAAGCAAGGTAAAGCTAAGACAGCGTAAGAGACAAGAACAGACGAAGAGAGACAAGCAATTCCATACTCTCACGTAGCTTTCGTAAGGGCTAGGATCTTGCTTGTCTCTCTCAGTCTAAACACTCGCTACATTGATCAGCTGGTACTTGCGATACCAAAGCCCCACAGGGCGAAAGGCTTCTGCACGAACCAAGGGAGAGACAATTGTTCGTTATGGTTGCAGGACGGCAACAAGGTAAATCCGTCACTGCTGTGCGCTGGCTACTGGAGCAACCGAGTGAGAGGGTGCTACTCACCTCAACCATGGGACGCCAGGAGCATCTAGTCCGTATCGCTGGACGGCTTCTGCCAGTACGGGAGATGTCACACCAAGCCTTTGTGGACTTCAAAGACTACATCGCAAAGCGCATCCTAGCTGTAGGAGTTATGCGTGGCTATGACTTCGACCTCCTGCGCGGCATAGCAGCGGAAGTCGGAATCGACGATGCAGAAGAGGTCCTTCAGACGCTGCTCCAACGCCGTGTGGGGTTTGCAGCGTTCAACGCAACACTGGTCCCTGTCGTTGTCGGAGCAAGCTTTGGCAAGGGCTATGTCGACGCAGAGCAAGTAGCTGTCGAGGCACCCAGAGCTATCCGAGGGAGGCCTATCCGTGACAACCCCCAAGCCTAACCTGCCGATGATACTTGCACTCGACCCAGGTGGGACAACTGGCGTGTGCCTCTACAACCCGGTACGTGACACCACTGAGATCGAGCACTTCGGTCCACACGAGCACCACCGCGAGCTTTGGGACATGCTTGCTGAAACACTTGGCGAGTCCTTCACAGCGGGAGTGCGACTGCACATTGTGTGCGAGTCGTTCGAGTTTCGCCAGACCGAACGGCACCGTGACTTCATCAACTACATACCACGTGAGTACATCGGCATCGCCAAGCTGTTCTGGCAGATACACAGATCGCCTTCGGGTGTAATGTACTACGAGCAAAGGGCGTCACAGGCCAAAGGTTTCTTCAGCGATGATAAGGTGAAGCAACTCACCCTGTGGGTCCCTGGGCGTAAGCACGCAATGGACGCCACTCGCCACTATCTATATCACAGGGTCTTCACCCTCAACGACAAGTCGCTGCTATACAAGTTGCGCTAAGCAGTAGTGAGCCCCCGCTCGAGGAGCCCGTGCGGAGTGGCAGACACGGGGAGCGGGGGCTCGGCTTGTGAAAAGGTTACGCTGTCGATAGCTTGGTGTCACCGAAGACAAGCAGTCCAGC